ATCAAGTTCATCACATAAACTACATGCTTCATAAAAATTATCTACTAATTTTTGAATTTGTTCTTTTGTATATTCTTTCATTTTATTTTATTTTAATTTATTATTAATTATTTTTTATTCAAAACACGGTTTAGCATTATTTAATAATGTTATTAAACTATTTATATTGGATAATGAAGTTAATTGAATATTATCTAATAATAATCGATCTAATTTATGGCCAATTGGCGAATTAATAATATCATCATCAAATATAAGATCATCTGTTTCATATTTTTTTGTTCTCATATACCAATTAGGAGATTCAATTTTTTCTATTTTATCTTCATCAGAATTTGTATTTGTATTTGTTTCTGGATTTAATATATTTAATTCTATTTTCATAATTTTAGATTTGTTTTAAATTTATTTTATTTGCCTCTTGATATTTGTTCTATGTTATCATAAAAACCATTTAACATTCTAGAAATTGTTGATATTGAATAGTTCATTTGCTCTGCAATTTCTTTTTGTAGTAAACCGCTTTCTTTTAATTCTTTTATTTTTTCTATTATTTTAAGCGTTATATTTAATCTAGTTTTACCTTTATTCCAAACATCATAATTTAATTTCTTCCCTTTATGAGATTCAGACATTTTTCTTTTTGTTTCTTCCGTATGAGTTTGATTTTTTCTTATTAATCCTTGCTTTTCTCTTCTTTTTTTCCCAATTCTTTTTCCATTTATTTCTTCATATGTTTTTCCTTTTAATGGAGATAGTTTACCTTTATTAGCTTCGCTTATCCTTTTTCTAGTTTCTTCAGAATTTGTCTTTCCTAAATGCGATTTCCTATTTTTTTCTTTTGATTCTTTAGAATGATGTTTACCTTTATTCCAAGGAATATTTCCTATTGGAAATTTTATTTTTTTAATCCATTCATTATATTTTTTTCTCCCATTTTTTTCTCCATATTTTTCAATAAAATAATCTATTTTCTTTTTTCCTTTTTGTTTATTTGTTATTTTGTTTATTGTTTCTTTATTCATTTTTCCTCTAATGCCATGACCACCAGTAGGACTTATATTATATCCATTCGGAATTAAAGTATTATATTCTTTAATATATTTTGTTTCTAAAATTAAATTATTTTCAGATTTACATTCTTCTAATATTTTTCTTTTAAAATTTATTCTTCCATATTTTTTATAAGCTTTTAAAAATATTTTTCCACTACCTAAATAATTATCATTTTTATTTCCATCGTGAGAACCAACATATTGTTTTTCATTTTTTAAATTAGTTGTTAAATATACAAAATTCATGTTTTATTTTATATATTCATACTAAATTTATAAATATTACTAGTTATAAACTTCCCCTTGCTATTTTTTCAATATCAATTCGTTTTGGAATAGCGTATATAATATTATCTAAAGTATTTTTTGTTTCTAACATAAATTTAGAATGATTTTCAATCATTTCTCTTTTTTCAACAATAACTGCTAATTCAGTTTGAATTTTATTATTTTTAGAATTTTCATTAGGATATCTTATAGAAGATTTAAAAGACCAAAAATCATGACGTTCAGCATATAATTTTCGATATTCACGATTTATTTTTATAAGAATAGAAATTAAATAATGATAATATTCTATGCATATTTCACGTCTAGAATAAATTTCAACCATCAATTCACTTATTTTTAAAAGATTTTTCATTTGTTGAGACATCTCAAAAATATTCTTCTTCCATTCTGCTCTTTCTTTAGTAAATTTTTCTTCTAAAGTTTCTTCTTGTTTTTCGTTTGGATTTATATTAAAAAAGTCTGGTTGAGGCATCATGTTTAATTTTATTTTTCTTTTTTATTTCTATTATTTTAATTTTTTCTTTTATAATTTTTTTTGGATGTAATGGAAAGACAAAATCTAAGTTTTTTAATAAATCAGGATCTATATCAAAATGATGTATTATCTTAGTTTTTAGTTTCATGTTCCTACTTCTTCATTATTTCCATCATCCCATATAAATTCATTTACTGGAAAATGAGCTCTACAGGTTGTACACCAAGTTGTTCCATAATATTTTGGATCTCTTGCATATGTTTCAGCTATTTCTCTAACTATTAAAGTTTTATTTCCACATCCACCTATATGTTTTCCAACATTATCTATATCCTCTTGTGTCATTAATCTTCCTACTAATGGACTTTTATATTCGGGATAATCTATGTAATGTGAATAAGTTTTATCATGTTTATTATATCTTTCTTTTTCTTCTTCAGATAATTCTCTAATAATTCCTTCTTCAAATTTAATAAATCTCCCAATATGTACATATCTGTTTCTTACTGGTCTTATAAATCCTTTTGATCGTTCTTCTTCACTTAATATTAAATAAGCTTCATTTTGTTGATTTTTACCTCTTGGTTTATTTATATCCGGATGATTTCTATTTGTTGTGAGTGACATAATTTTTTATTTAATTGTATATTTATTATATATCTATTGCATCTAAAGGATCTCTAGAAAAATAATAATCAAATAATGGTGTTTTCATATTATTTTTTTTAATATAAATTAATAAATCATTAAAATCCCATTTATTTTTATGTGGTAATTCCATTTGATTTATTAATCTATCCCATAAAAATACTTCTTGTTTTTGATCTATATATTTTAAACTTTTTTTCTTTCCTGTTTCATCTGAATCATAAAAATATCGAACTGGAATGTCAATAGGCAATTCTTTATTAGCTCCCGTATTTGCAATTGAATTTTTAAATAAGAATGCATCCATTGGGCCTTCAAATAATGTAACAGTTTTATTAAAATTAATTAAACAAATATTAAATATCATGGATAACATATCCAAATAATTTTTTTGTTCATCATCAATTTCTTCTAATGGAATTTCCATTAATTCATAAAGTTTTGATAATTTATATGTTTCAAATCTATTATAAGTTGAAAATTTTCTTTTTTGAGTTCCTAATATTTTACCTGATTGAGTTAAATTTAAAATAAATAAATAATTTTTCATTGGATTATATAAATATTTTTCTGTTTGATATTGCAATCTATTTGTTAACCACGGCCATACAGAGGAATTTTTAACTTCTACAAGTTCAAAATGTTTAATAAATTTTTGTCTGTCAATAGCATATTTATCTAAATGTTCCATATCTAATAAAATAGACATATCATATTTAGCAGTTTCATAATTGTTAAAATCACTTAAGTTTTCAGTTAAATAGTTAATTGCATCTAACTTTAATTCAACTTTAAAATCTTTAAAAAAGTTTGATATTTTCTTAAATTCGCCACAATTATGACATTTGAAAAATCCTTTGTAATTACCTGTTAAAATAAAATTACCACGTTTTTTATGATCATTTTGGACAGAATCCGAACAATAAGGACAAGCAAAAGATATTCTTCCAATATGAGATTGAAATATTCTTTTTTGAAAATTTTCAGGAAAAGCTTTATCTAGAATTGGCTGAAGTAACAATTTTAGACGTTCTTTAAATTCTTGTGAAGTTAAAGAACTATCAATATCATCTAAATTATCAAAATTTATGTTTACAATTTTTTCCATGCCATCTACTATAATTACCTACATTTGTTGTAATTCCACAATATTTACAGGTCTTTTTTATTTTATTAACTACATCCCATGCTGGTTTTCCAAACATTGGATTTTTATTACCTTTATGAGTTTCTCTTATTTTATTTTTAGTTTCTTCACTAAGTTTTTTGCCTTTATTAAATAAACTAACCTTTTCTTTTGCTTCTTCACTTAAACCATTTTTACTTATTAATTCTTTTAAATATACATAATCTCTTGAACTTATTTTTATTTTTTCAAAATTTCTAGTCACATTCATCATCATATGTAATGCTAATATTATTTTCCTATTATTTGGATAAATAAATGTTAATAATTTATGTGCAAGATAATGTTCTTTTGCTGTTAATAAAACTAAATTGTTTTCATTATTATCTTCGTTTATACATTTAGGAATAATGTGATGGTTTTCGTAATATATTCCATTATGTTTAATTCTATTTTCATTTATAGAATTAGAAATTAAATTTGTATAAATTTGGTGGTGATTCATATGATAGAATTTGGGAGAGATGAATCAAAGCCCATCTCTCCCAATATATTGTTAATGTTATTAGACATTATTAAAGATTTTTTAGAACATCATCTAAATTACCTGCAATTCCTGGTGTATTAGGAATTTCCGGTAGATCTAAATCTGGAAGTTCTATACTAGATATATCAGAATTTGATTTACCTTCATCTAAATTATCTAAAGAAATTTCAGTTGAAGTAATTCCACTTGATTTTTCAGTTTGTGGAGTTGGATTACTTTGTTGAATTGTTTCATTTATTGCAGATAAATTAACGGAAGCCGGAACTTGACCAGTTACAGCAGTTATAACACCATTAACATAATCATAAGTTTCTTGATCCCATTCTCTAAATCCATATTTTCCTAAATCAGGACTATTTTCTTTTAAGAAATTAAATACTTCTTCTTTATTAGTTTGAGCATTAATTGGAACTAATGTAGTTTTACCTTCTACTTCTACTGGAAGACAAAGAGGTATAACTTTATTTGCAAATTTTGCTTGATCATAGTTATTATAACCAGCAACTTTTGTAATTACAAGTTGAAATAATTTTCCATTTAAAAGATCAAATGGATTATGAGGTTCACCAATAATTGGCTTCATTTCAGCATTAATTTTTTCCCAAAGTTTTTTTCCAAAACGATAGGCCATTATTTTACCTTCTAATTCAGGTTGATTTTCATCTTTAATAACTTGAATTAAAGAAGCGAAATTGTGGCGTCTTGAAAATACGTCAGCCTTTTTTGTCTCTTGAATTGACTCACTTTTTTTAAGTTTCCAGTACATATCTTGAAGTAATGATTGTTTTCCTACAGATGAAGGACAATCAACAAAACGACCTTTTTGAGTTATTGGATCTACTAGCCATGAGACCCATTTTTCGGTAATGGAATTTTTTGGATTTTTGTACCAAGGCACAAAACGAATAATTGCTTGGTAAACACCGCCTTTGCCTTTATCAGCTCCTGCTTGATAATCTTCCGCGGATTTTTTTGTAGCTTCTCCCATATCAACTTGTGCGTTGAAGAGAGCATCATAATTTTCAGTCATAATTTTTAGAAATTTTAGTTTATAAGTATTCTAGTTTTCTAGAATTTAGTAATTAGTAATTAGTAATTAGTAATTAAATTTTTAGGTACCTTAAGTTCTTTTACTATAATTTATATATTCAATAAAGGATAAAGTTTTTTAACGTTTTGTTAAAATTTTATCCTTCTAAGTTATTAAGTATATGGTAGTTAAAATTGACTTAACAAAGTCTTAACAGTTATTTCTCCCATCCTTTTTGAACATCTGGTGAAAAGTTTGACCAAGAAAATTCGTTTCGTGAAACAAGTTTCACTACGTTACCTTCCATGTCAGAAACTGCAAAACCTTCTTGATTGGTTACTCGTAAACCTCCTTCTTTCATTTTCAAATAAGTTTGAAATTTTCCAATATTATTTAATTTTTTAATGAACATACTTTTTAATTTAGTAATTTTAATAATTATATGAATTATTAAAAACCATTCATTTTTATTTTGTTCAATATCATCAATAAATTCTGCGAAAACAGACATTATTTTTTCTTTTCCGGCTTCTGATTTTCTTTTTTCTACTTCTTTTAATGATCTATTTTGTAAAAATTCTATAAAATCTTTAATAAATTCATCCGGGTCTTCAATAGTTTTATTTATTTTTATTAAAGAATTTTGAAAAATATTAAATAATGCAATAAGATTTTTATTTTCTATTATTTTTTTATATTCTTTAGAACTGCTTAAGTTTTTAGAATATTCACTAAGTTCTTCTAAAGATTTTTCAGTATAATTAGATTCTTCATCAGTGAAATTAACTAATCCTGCAAAAGATTTTATATAAGGATCAGTCATCAGCATTTTATCAATCATCGTAAGTTCTGAAGCATCAGTATTATAATTTGCTTGAATATTTTCTAAATTTTCTCCAGTATATCTAGTATGCCATGTTATTCCAATATCTGCTTTACTAATTAACTTTCCTAAATCAGAATCCTGTGGAACTACATAATAAATAGTATTGGGATGGAACGCATAATAATTTTTATCATCTATTTTTGTAGTTTGTAAAGATTTATCATCAAATAAAAAATCACCTTGCCAAATTTCACCTTTAGGAATATTGATTTTTGGTAAATATTTTAAAAAAGTTTTTAATTTATATGCTAAATCTGGTCTATCACCAAAATTATCATTTATTTCTTTTTCTGTTGTAAAAACTTTTGGAATTTTAGCAAATAATCCTTTCATAGCTATACTATTTTTTGGCAGATTTTTAGAAAATTCTGACCATGCAAAAATCGCCGGAGCTCCATCAATTTTTACTGATAATTTCATATTACTTTTTTTAGTATTTCCCTTTAAATCATCATATAAATCCCACATCATTTTTAGCACCCATTTTAATCCTTCTTGACCACTTAAAATTACAAGATCTTCTGCATGAGTCATATGTTTATTTACCTTTGAAACAACGCTTTCATTTAAATAATAACCATATTGATATGATTCTTCTACTTTTCCCTGAAGCATATTCCAAACATTTTTAATTTGATGTTCATCATTTTCAGGATAACCTGAAGCAAATTGTTTATAATTTCCATCTAAAACATCTCTTCTTAATATTGATGCAGAAATTGGTTGACCATTAAATTCTCCATCTCTTGTTTTATATACAGCAGGATCTGCATTTATTGGAAGTTCAATAATATTAACACCTTTAGGAACACCTTCATAATATTTTCCATTTGGTTGATGTTCATTCGTAAAATTAACTACTCTAGCATAATCATCTCCTTTAGTGCTAGCACCTAATGCATAATTTCCAGGTTTTAATGTTTCTATTGTCTTATATGCTGTTAAAAGTGGAGAAGGATATTGAGATTTTTCTATAATTACGTTTGGTAAATTATTTGTTAGATTTTGAGCAATTTTAACTCCTAAATTTTGATCAATTCCATTTCTTGTTTTAGGACCAACGATAACTTTAACTTCTTTTACAACTGGATTTTGAGAATATCTTCTAATAAGTTCGAGATGAGCTCCTGTTGTTGGCTTGAAACCTCCGGGTAATAAAACTGTAACATTTCCTGGGTGATCTAATTCATTTATCCATTGTTTTATTTTAGGAACTTTCATTATATTCTTTTATTTTTTTATCAACTATACCAAAATTATTATCTAAAACTAAGTTATAATCATATTTTAATAATGCAGCAGATTCTTTTAAATAATAATTTTCTTTATGGAGTTCTAATATATATGTCGATTTTATTTCAAAAATTATATTTGAATTTTTTAATCTAAAATCAGAAAAATATATTTTATTTTTCCCATCTTTATTTATATATTTAATTTTAGGTCCACGTTCTATTTTATCTAAATATTCTTTTTCTTCAATGTATTTTAAGAAATTTAACTCATACGATCCTTGATATTCAATATCTTTATAAGTTTTTGTATCAGTATGTCCAAATGATTCTGTAATTTTTTTATATTTACCATCTTTCCATGCTTTTTTTACACTAATACTTAATTTCTTTTTAGTTTCTTCAGAATGTGGATGTTTACTACCTAATCCATTACCAGGTTTTCCTTTTCTAGAAATAGATAATTTTCTTCTAGCTTCTATACTTTTAGCTGGATTTTTATCACTGTTAAGAACTTTCAATAATGCATTTTTTGTATTTGGATGCATACTTTTACCATAATTATAATTTTTTTCTCCTTTTTGATTGCATGAACCACAAAAATGTTTATTTATATTTTCATCTAAATTTTGTAATCTACTTGTAAATTTTTTATCACACCCATCACAGATAAGATCTATTTTTTCCCTTCTTAAACATGAAGTTTTAAGTTTATACCATGGAACATCAACAACATTACCAATTTTTATATTTTTAAATCCATATTTTTTATATGTGCCAATTTGAATACCGCTATTAATTTTTATTCTAAATGTTTTTTCTTTTTCTATAAACATAATGTTTTATTTTATATATTCATAAAAAATTTAGGTTTTTTACCTATTACTAATGGTCATTTAAGATTTATATATTTTTTTATAGTGTCATCAATAAATACAGATATATCTCCTGTACAATTATTGCCTTTAAAAAATAGTTCACCTTCGTTTATATAACTTATTTTAGAAAGCCAATCAGGATTTATAAAAAATCCAGGATTAGTATGTTCAACATGATATATTACAGGAATATTATCTTTTAAATCGTAAGGCGGTATATTCCAGCTACTATTATTTTCTGCTAAATGATTTGCGACATAAGGAAAATAAGTAAATGATGTTATATTTTTAGGTAAATTAATTTTTCTATCATTCCATATTAATGATGGTCCAACATCTGGAATATCATAAGTTTCATCTGGTTTCCCTAATTTTTTTATATATGAGAATGGAAGCGCATCACCTCTAAAATAATATACATTAGATCCTTTATATTTATTTGGAATATTAAATATTTTAGGATATTCTTTTTTTAATTTATTTATATCTAAATCTTTAAATATATCTGGTAATTTTTTCTGGGATTGCCATTCTCCTTCATAAGCTGTATAGTTTTTTAAATCATTAATTAAACTATCTATATTTAAATCTTCATTTATTAATCTTGCTCTCATATTTTTTTAAGATATTTTGAGATATCTCTAATTTTATCTGTATATGCATAAAAATATCTTGTTTTATGTTTAAGAATTGGTTTATTTCCAATAACTTTTTTTTCTGGAGAAAAAGTTATATCAATATATTTATAATTTACTCTACCATCATAATCATCCTCATATGTTTGTTTTTTAGAATACATACTTGATTGAGCATGATTTATTACTAAAATTATTCCTTTTTTAATAAATCCTGTTAATGTTAAATTTCCACCCATATTATTATCATATTCCTGTAAAGATTCTTTGGGATTATTATAAAGTGATTTAAAACTTTTTATAAATTTTATTATTTCTGGATTTTTATTTTTATATTTTTCTAATTCTTTTTCATCAAAATAAAATATTGTTTCTGTTCGAAGTTTATTATCTTCTGTAATTTGTACTTTATCTGAATTCATTAAATGATCTTCTTTAATTCCTAATATTTCAACTACTTCTGCACTATCACTTAAAACTTCTATACCTTCTTTATCTGTTTTTTGTATATTTTGTATATCACCTTGCCAATATCTATCTGCTGTAAAAGAATCTAGCATCCATAATAATGTTTCGGGTTCTTTTTCAACTTCTTTATATCCTTTACTATAATCATTAGAATATCTGTGTTCTATAAAATCAAATATTTTTCTATCATAATCATTACCCATTTCATCAATTAAACGAGAATTAGTCATTAACATATTTCCCTTTGCTTTTATAATATAAAGATATCCTTTATCTTTAAATCTACTTCTTGGTATAATGGAAGAATAAACACATGAAAATCTTTGAGGAGTATTTGGATAATTTTTTTGACGATATGATTCCATAGCTTTTTCAAACAATGATTTAGATAACCAATGTTCTCCTTTTTTATCAACTTTTGGTTTAATCACTTCTCCAATTTCCATTTTTTTATAAGATCTATGATATAAAGTAGAATTTTCTGATAATTCATTTAGTATATTTCCATATATAAATTTTGCTCTCATGTTAATGATGATAATGTTCTTAATAATGATTTTAAATTTGGGTCTGGGTGACAATCCCATTTATTTTTTGTAGAAGGCCAAGGACGATATGATACATGAGTCCAAACACCTGGTTCGCCTGCTAAAGCTTTTTCAGATACATCCCACATATCCTCATTATAATCTAATGGAATATTATATATTTTATTCCAATATAATAAAAGTTCTCCAAGTGATTTTAATTGTTTATAAGTATAAGCTTCAAAAACTTGTTCTCCTCTAAATCCAGTTGGATAATGAACTATAGGAACATCTACAACTGTATCGTAAACTGTATAAAGTTTTCCATTTCTTTCTTCAAGTTGTCCCCAATTATCAAGTTCTATTGCTATTGAATGTTTATCTAATAAAGATTTTCCTGCTCCAAGATGATAACCCCAATATTTTGAAGAAAAAAGTTGGTTAATAGTTCCATCTCTTCCAATAATTATACAAGTTGCAATATGAGATTCAAATTTTTTCCAAGTTACCAAATCTCCACGAATTCCTGGACCTGAAACAGTATGATGTAATGCAATTTGATTTTTAGAATATACTGTTTTATAATATTTGCTCCAGTCAATTAATTGAAGATCTTCATCACTAAGATCTAATGGTTTTAAATTTGACCATTGATTTGAACCATAAATAGTAATTTCCTCAATTTCAGGCATAATTTTTTATTTTATTTATTCATAAAATTATATCGAAAGAAGAGGATTAAAAATTAAGAAAGATATTTTTCACATCTTTCTTTCCAATTAGGATTAAAAACACTTATAGGTTTTACATTAGACATATATTGAACATCGTATAATTGTTTTATACTATCATCTAAATGCCACAAAAATTTTGGATTTTTATTAAAAAAGGAACCTTTACCTAAGAGATTAGTAAAAACTATATGATTTTTTGGAATATTCATAGATTTGGCCATACCGTATAAATCATCATTATCAGCCCAAACAGGAAGATCTTTTCCAAATTCTTTTATTATATTATCATCATCTAATCTAGCTGTAACAATCCATACTTCTATATTACGATCCATTAATTCTAAAGCATATTGCCATACTCCATCTTCAGTTAATGTATCATCAAAATCAAAACTTACTTTTAACATTAAATACTTTTATTTTATTTATCTAAAAATATAATTAAAATTTTGATGATTCAAATAATGCCTTTTTTCCTTTTGAAGATAATTGATAACCTTCTTCAGTTTCTTCTAAAATACCATATTGTACAAATAAATAAAATGCTGAACCAGAAGCTTCTTTCATTTCTTCTAAAATAATTTTTAAATCGGCTTCCGTTAACATTGGAGTTCTATCTGTTTTTATTTTTTTCTTAATTTTTCCTTTTATTACATCATACATTAATTTTTTATTCATAAAAGGAACTTTAAATTCTTTATCAAATTCTCCCGTTTCTATTCTTTTTTTAATACTATCTAAAAATATATTTTCCATAATGTTTTATTTTATTTATTTGAGTATGTTCATATTAAATATGGTTTAAGTAAATTTAACAAAAATTTAACAAAAAGATTAAAACCGAAATTAAATTTTTCATAAAAATATTACTTGAGCGTTAGTGAAAGTAATATATAATAATGATTAATTATATTAAAAGTATTAAATAATGATTTATTATGTTAAAAGTATTAATTATATTTTCTCTTTATCCCTGAGAGTTTCTACTATCCAATAAGCATCTACTAAATCATCTAAATGATCAATATAATTCTTCCCACCTTTTTTCATAAATAATTCTTTATTTTTTTTGATTGAAGTTTTTAATGAATTTTCATAAGAAGAAGAAATAAAAGATTCTATAACTGCATGTTTTCCCAAACCTCTTTTTGAACATCCGGCGGTTTTCTTTACTGTTATAGGAGAATATGTAAACATGTTTTTTAGTGGTACTAATTCAGATAATTTAGACATTACCATATATTTATATCCTCCTAGTTGAAGAATAACATCACCACTAGAGCCATAAGAAAGACCTTCGAGGGCAATATAAGTATTCCTATTAAGGTAAGATTTAAGTGTATTACAGATTAACTGAGATATGTACTGGGCATTAACTACCTCATATCTCATTTTGCTTGAAATATTATCACCTTTTTCTTTATCATCAATTCGATCCATGATAATAACTCCGGCATTACTATAAATTTTTGGTAATTTTTTTTGAGGCTTATAAGGCCATCCAAAAAATCGATATTGATTATTGTTAGTATCTAATAAACATGCAGCTGGTTTATTAATACTAAAATCTATTCCTATTAAATACATTTTATGAAATTTTTAAAAAGGTTAGTAATAATAATTAAATAAATTTATTACTTTTTGAGCCCATTCTTTATCAGAATCTTTTTCTTTTTCTGATAATTCTATATAAGGTGTATCGATTTGAGTCTTCCAACGTTTAATATTTTCTTTTGTTAAATTATCTAACATATATTTTGTCCAATGAGCCCATTGTTCATGTTCTAATTTTGCAAGTATTTCTAATAAATTGTTATAATTATTAGCTTCATTTATTTCTTTAGCTCTCATATTTTTAATAAAATTTAAAGTTGTTTGTCCATAATAAATTCTCCAACTTTATCAACATCATGTTTATTAAAATTATAGAAATTTATATTTTTATATTCTCCCCAATTATATATAGCTTCAATAACATCATCTAAGTTTTGAAAATCATATCCATTTTGGATTAAAAAATTTTTAAAATCTGGAATATTTATTTTATTAAAAATATCGGATAAAGTTAAATGTTCTAACAATAGTTCTTTTATAATTTTAGCTTTCACAATAATTATATTATTTTTTATTTCCCAAGAGCAATTCCAATTGCTGTTGTTACTAAACGACTTGTTAATAATTTTCCAAATGTGCCCTTTTCATCTATTCCAAGAGCCTTACATATTGCTTTTCCAATTGATGGGCCAACTAAAGCTCCAGCAGCACCACCAAGAATTCCTCCAAGAAATCCTTCTTCTATTTCTTCATTATTTTTAATTTTTTCTAAAATGATATCATAAACTTTTTCTGCTTCATTAATTTCTTTTTGAGATAAATCTTTTATTTCTTCTGATTCAAAAATTTTTGATGAAGTTTTATATTTTAAATCATTATATGTAGGTAATCTTTCCATAATATTAATTATTTTTTAAATCATATCTTTTTAATATTTCTATTGCAACATTAATATCATCTTCAGATTCTTCATCAGATATTCCTCTACTTACAACTTGTCTTAAGCCACTAATCAATTTTGTTCCAAAATTGGGTCCATATAAATCTTTTCCTTCTTCAATTAATTCAAAAAATTTGTTAACAATTTCTTCATATGTATTATCTGGATATCCAGGAATTTTCATTATTCTATCTTTATCATAATCTTCATTTAAAGATTCGCGAATTAATTTTTTCATTTAAGTATTTTATTTTATATATTAACTATTTATAACATCATAATTATTACTATCGATGCGTCTTTTAATATTGAAACGATTATAACGTAAACCTAATACAAATGTATTAAAATCTGCTGCGGTTGTAGCATAATTAACATCAAATTGAGATAAACCAGTAGGAACAATTTTATTAAATTCAAATGCAATTAATTCAAACCCATGCATATCTAAAAAACTAACATACATCGGTGGCCAAAAAACACTACCTTCTTGATATTTTAAATATTCTTCTATTTGTTCAAATATAATCCAATATGTAATGAATCCTTCAGCTAATTTAAAAGTAACATCAAGAGATTTCTCAAAAGTTGGCTCGAGTTCTTTTCCACCTTTATAAGTAATGTCAAATTGTCTTTGTTGTTGTTTCACAACATTAAGATCCATTGCAGGTATTGTTATACTTTGTATTGAAGCATTAAAAAAATCTTCAATTGTTTGGTAAGGTAATTTTAATCTTTTTACTACCGGTTCCCATTTACTAACTATACTAGGATAGAAGAAATTTGATGGAAACCAAATTGTAAACATATTTGCTTTTGCATTCAGTATCATATTTTTATAATATTATTTTCTTCTATCCATATCTCTAATTGTACCATCTCGAACTTTTATTATATCATCTCTTGAAATTATTTCATTTGTTTTATTATTATTTTCAACTACTAAAATTTTATTTTCATCTTCTAATACTTTAATTTTATCAGCTTGTGTTTTAACTAATGTAGTATCAGTTGTTGGCGTTTGTGGTGGATCTGGTGATGCAAGAGTTGTTATAATTTCAGGTGTAGCTATACTTAATATTTTATTTTGATCAAGTAAACCAGCATTTTCATCATATAATTTTTTAAGTTCAGCTTCTAAAATAACTATTTTTTTATTTAGATTTGCTATTTGAGTTCTAAATCCTCCTGCAATTCTGTTTGCAGCAGATAATTTAGATGTTATATCTGTAGTTTTAGAAGTTAAACCAGTTATTTTAGTTGTTAATCCAGATACTTTAGTACTTAAAGCGCTTTTTTGACTTATTAAACCAGATACTTTAGTACTTAAAGCACTTTTTTGTCCAGTTAAATTAGAAATTTGTTCTTGATAATTAATTTCTTGTTCAAGTATTTCATTATATGCAATATAACTATCATATATACCTTCATAAAAACTATAATAAGTTCCATTAGGATTTTTAACAACTATTGAATAACTTGTATTATTTTGTTTTAATAGTTTTGATATTTGATTTCCTGATAGTTTAAACTCTAATTCACCAATAGTTGTATTCATATTAGTAGAATAAGTAGGTACAGATTCAATTTTAGTTTCATCATCTAAAACAAACATTAATCCATAATTATATGCTCCTGATAAATCTACATTTTCTTTTTGACCTAATGTTTCATTATATTTTTCAAATTTAAATTTATAAACAGAATCTCCAGTTTTTAGTAATAAAGGACCAGTTCCTTGAGGAAATAACACACCATCTTCATTAAAAAGTATTCCGGTTGTATCATAAAAAACTTTTATATATTTAGTACTTGGTTTTAAAGATCCTTCTATTATATTTGCTTTTTCTCCTTCTATTTTATTAAAAACTTTATATGGAATTATATTATTAACATTTAATCTTGTAAAATATAAACCATATTTTTTTGGATCACTTGACGCAAAAGATGCTCTTCTAATAATTTGTGTTCCATCCATTCTATTATTTAATCTACAAATATATTGAATAGTATAAGTTGCATCAATATCAGCAGTTCTTAATACAGGTCTGAAATAATTTGAATTATTCCAATTATCATCCTGAATAAATGAAAATTTTTGTGTTAATAATGATGAACCTCCAATACCTCCGGGCAAGTTTTCATAAATGTATAATTCGTGAGTTATAACCCATTTAACTGCATTAGTTCCATAAATTTCAGAAAATTCTTGATAATTATCATTTGGATTATTTGAAGTATAAAGAGGAATTCTTCCACTTTCAATATCTGTCATATACTGTCCAATAATTTGATTATTCCATGTAGCATAGTATTCAATAAAATCTCCATTAGTGGATTCGGCAATAAATGCATTAAAATTATCTGCACTACTAGTAACTGGTAATTGAACATCAATACTTTCTGATAAAGTATATGTATTATCATCGGTTAAACTATCACTTTGTAAAGTAGGAACAGTACTATAAGTAAAATAAACATCTGATAATGGTGTAATTGATAAAGCTTTACCTAATGATGTATCAGTATCATTTCCTAATGCATAAACTGAAGGAATTTTTAATTCTACATATTTATCATAAAATCTATTTCCTAAATATAAAGGAGAGGTTGCAAAATTAACAACATCTGCACTAGCTAATGTATATTGATTTTTAAAATATGAAAAATTAGATAAATCAACTAAATTTGCTGAAGTATCTTCTGCTCTTATTTGTAAAAGAAAACCAACGATATCATCAAAATTATATCCGGAAATGATATGAACTTTTATAGTATCATGAGAGTATGTATCAGTATTAATACCGATATTTTCATCTTTTGAAGTAAAATATAAATCATATCTTGATGATATATCAGTCCCATCATAATTATTAAACCAAGTACTACGTTCAGTATTTGTAGGTACTGAATTTAATTCTAATATATTATTTGTAATACCTAAAGCTAAATCAGTCCCAGGTCCTTTAACATTATTAAAATATTGTTTTGTTCCTAAATCTGTTAAAGCTACAGTTCCACCCATTTTAGAGATATCAATAGTTGTTCCATCTCTGCTAAATTCATATTCAAGTAACAAAAAATCATTAATTTGTACGTACTTACTTATATTTTGCATTTAAAATTATTTATGTTTATGTTTTTTATTAAATTTACCACTGATAAATATTGTAATGTAAACTTGCCCCGATTACTATAGTAGGTTGATTATGTATAAAATCATATCCTAAACTAAAAGAAGGTCCAATTCCAAAACCAGTTAGCCAATGATTTTTTTCAATTAATTTTTTTATATTTTTATTTGTATTAGGATCAATAAATACTCCTTTCATTGATTCAGGAGTTAATCCTGGATATTCAGAAGAAATATAAACATTAAATTTTCCATTAACAATTTTTTCTCCGAATGTTAAATCTATTCTAGAATCTCTTTTATCTAAAAGTGTATTTTTATGAGATACAATAAATGTATTTGTATCTACTTCTACAATTGTATGTCCTTTAAATATATCATAATTTTTTGCATCCCATTTATATCGTAATTCCCATGGAAGTAACCATGTTGTTGCATTAATTTGTACCGGAGTTCCTATTATTGATGTTAAATAACGTATGGAATCATGTAAAATTGATGTATCTTGTCTTAATCTTAAAATTGTATTATTTAAAGAAATTAGTTTTCCGGTTTGATTATTTGCTAAATCAGAAAGTTCATTATTTTTTTTCTTTAATTCTTTTTTAGAAAGAATCCATATAGTTTTTTCTGCAGTTAATGTTCCATTTTTATTTTTATATATTTTAATAGTACTATCTGCTGCCTCAATATTTTGTTCATGTTTAAGATTTTCTCTTTTTAAATCAGAGTTTTTACTACACATATTTAATATAAACAATATTAAGAGCGCATACATAAAAATTTTGGAATTAATAAACTTCCAAATTATATTTAATATTTTAATTATTTTTGTTTTCATAATATTATTTTTAATTTTTATATTGGTGGATTACTCATTTGTAATACTCCCCAAAATACAGAAGCATCATTAGCTATTGTAATAAAATTAGTACTACTTTCAATATTTGTTACAGACCATATATCAACAAATATTCGCCGGAGTGTTCCTGGTATAAAATCTACATAACTAAAATTCCAACTATCGCAGTCAGCTGTAATTTTAAATGGATTAGGGTAAGTACCATCTATATATATAGATGCATCATTTACTGTTGTCATCTCATGGATTATTCCGGAAGTAGGAGGACTATCAAATGTATGATTATAAGTTAAAACTTTTGCAAGTTGTTTTGTTGTACCACCATAATCAACTTTAAATGTTATATTGCCAGTTACACGTATACTACAGTCTCCCGGTCCGCCCCCATCTACCCCCGATACTTTAACATATATAGATGAATCATCAAATGTAAGGTAACCAGTAGGAGAACTACACATTCCTGAACATATAATATCGGAGGAAGGGTCTCCATAAACACCTATAGATGCGTTTACTATTACTGTATTAAGAATATTTTTAAATTCTAATTCTGCCCCGGCTGATAAACCATAAAAATTACTAAATTGTACAGAAGAATCTGCTATACTATAAAGAATTGACATAGTACTAATATCAACTTGTTGAGTATTATGAGCCCCATAATATTCTGAATAAATCATTGACGCATCTATTGGTCCTGATGATGGTAAAGTCATAATTTTATTTTTGTTTTATATTAATTATTTCTTTTTTAAGATCTTTAATCATTTTTTGTTGTTCTTTAATAGATTCAACTAAATATGGAATTAATTCTATATAATTAATTGTTTTATAAATTCCATCTTCTCCAAGAAGTTCTGTTTTATAAATTACTTCCGGTATAATTTTTTCAACTTCTTGAGCAATTAAACCAATATGATGATCTTTATTTCTTTTTCTATCATATTTTACTCCTCTAAGAGCTATTATTTTATCTAAAGAAGATTCTAAAGGTTTAATATTTTCTTTTAATCTAATATCAGATACAGTTGATGAATATGCAATAACATTTCCTTCAGCATGAAAATCCCCATTATTTGACATCCGCCAGTATTCTGAACCTCCTTGTATTTTAAATCGATGACCGGTGGCATTACCTGCTTTAATATATCCATTAATATCTAAATTAGTTCCATCAAAAGTAAGATTTCCATCAGCACTTACATTACCAGTTACGTGGCCTATTAAAATACCCCCAGCATAAATTGTACTTAAACCAGTACCTCCACTGCC